TCAGGGATGGTTCGCCCTGGAATCACGTATGCTGCATTTGGCTTCTATGTTTCAGTTAAATGGGCACAATTGACAATTGCTAAAGTTGGGTCATCTACACTTAGCGTTGCGCTTTTGCAAGTATGGACTAGCGAAGACAGAGCAATTGTTATCCTTGTTTTATCTTACTGGTTCGGAAATAGGTCAGCAAAAGCAGCTTTTGGCGGATCCGCCATGAATGCATCAAAAGGCGCATGATACTTGATTACAATCTTAGCTTCAATCAGTCACCGCTTGAATTGGCTGCAGAAATAGCTAAACCATTTGAAAAGTGTATATTAAAAGCTTATTGGGATCCAGTCGGCTATCCAACAAATGGTTGGGGTAATTTACTACTGAAAAAGTCTAGAAAAAGTATAATGAAAGAACTTGGATTGAATGATACTGAGGTTGATATTTGGTTACAACGTACATGGCCTCCAATTTCACAGGAAACTGCAGATTCAGATTTTTTACGTAATTTAAATAAAGCGTACGCATCGGTTAAGCGGTTGGTAAAAGTCAAGATCGATATATACAAAACAGCTGCGCTAATAGATTTTGCGTTTAATTGTGGAGGTGGTAATTTGCAAGCATCTACACTATTGAAAATGGTAAATAGACGCGATTTTATTGGCGCATCGAACGAATTTATAAAGTGGAATAAAGCTTCTGGTATTGTTTTACGCGGTTTAACTAGAAGAGCTAACAGTAGAAAAATGATGTTTTTACGCGGAGATTTTATATAATGCCTGAAAAAGACCCATCCACATGGGCTATGTCTACCTGGCTTTTCGCCTTAATGTGGCCCGTTATAGGAGGTCTTGTGAACTGGTATTCAAAAGTTAAACGAGGCAAAACCAGAGTATTTAATGTTATCGAATTGATTGGCGAAGTAGCTACAAGTGGTTTTGTAGGGATAACAGTATATATGGTTTTTGCATCTTACGGTTGGCCTGAAGGTGTTTGTGCAGCTGCTGCTGGCGTTGGCGGTCACATGGGTGCAAGGTTATTATATATCTTTGAACGGATTATAGAAGATCGCATGAAAAAATATAATATCCCAACTACTTGAGCATGGGTCATTGTTTGTGCGTTCGCACAAGGGTTCAAATAGCTTTATAATATCTAATGCGGCGGTGCCGCGTCGTTAAATTTTAGGAGAATTTCCATGGGTTCAAAAGCTTTTACATCGGCCGGCACCAAGCTGCTTATTTCTGCGTCTGCGCCTGCGACATACAATGAAATTGGTTTCGCAGCGCTGACCTGGACTGAAATTGGCGAAGTGTCTGAAATGGGCGAATTCGGTCGCCAGTACAATCTCGTTACGTTTAACACGCTCGGCGATCGCCGTACTGTCAAGCGTAAAGGGTCGTATAACGACGGCACTATCGCTTGCCAAATGGCTCGCGTTCCTGACGATGTAGGCCAGACGATTTTGACTAGCGCAGTCAATAGCGATGCTAGTCAGTCAATTAAAATCGTTTTGCAAGACGGGACGATTTTCTATACGTCAGCTCAGGTTATGAGCTATACAACCAATATCGGAAACGTTGACCAGATTACCAGCGCAACGGTCAATCTTGAAATCGACAACGATATCATTGAAGTACCGGTTCCGTAATAGGAATCAACCCGACCACGGGGCCGAAAGGCCCCTTTTTACCTTTAGGAGCTGTAATGGACCTCGCAAAACTTGACCTTACTGAGCATGCCAACAACGGCGCTACGATGGATGTTATGCATCCAATTACTGGTGAACTATTGCTGGACGCAAACGGTTTCCCAGTAACCGTTACGCTGCTCGGTGCTGACTCAACAAAGATGCGTCAAGAAATGAGCAATCGTGCGAAGAAGCAACTCGCATCGAAAAGTAAACCCATTAACAATATCGAAGAAGCAGAAAAGCTGTCAGCCGAGCTACTGGCCGTCATCACTGTAAGTTGGTCAGGCATCACCGAAAACGGTCAAGACATTGAATGTAATCGCGAAAATGCAGTCAGCGTATACACGAAGTATTCATGGCTTCGTCAACAAGTTGACGCATTCACGACTGATCGGGCAAATTTTTACAAGGCGTAGTCAGGCAACTCTGTTTGTTTGCTAGGCATTATGCTTGGCTGCACTCCAAACCTAGTAAACAGCAGACAACACGGTACGCTCAATTTTCAGGAGAGAACGTTAAATCGCCTCTCCTGGAAATGCCTCCAATAGAGCACGGTCAGTACCTACTAGACTACGCCTTTGAGATTGGACCATCAAAGTCAACCGGACAAGGTCCTGCGGTCATTGACTGGGTTGACATAAAAGCATGGGTTGACCTGAATGAGTTGCAGCTCGATTCATGGGAAGTTTTAGTCGTTAGAGAAATATCGAAAGCTTTCGTAGCCCAGTATTACACGTCTGAAGGCTCGCTTGTTCCATCGCCCTATCAACCACCTAAGATTGACTATGAGGTTGCAAGCACGCGGATCGGCAATCTACTTCGAGGCTTAATGGCTAGAAAAAGCAAATAAGCATGGAGCCATGAAATTAGAATTTCACAGCGGCTCTTTATTGATATACAATTGAATTGTTAAGTTTTGGGCAACGATCATGGAATCGAAATCACATGTTTTGGATGCAATCAGGAATTACTATCCTGACTACCATCCGCTTGTGTCAATTGCTCACATCGCTCATAGTGTCGAATCGGATCCGAGATTGCGGTTCGACTGCCATCGAGTAATTGCAAAATACGTTGAACCTGAACTCAAGTCTCTTGAGGTTAGAGGTTCGTTCACTGAAACGCGGCGTGTTTCAGTATCGCTGTTCGATGAATCGGAGATTATCGATGCAGCGCTAGTTGAGCCCGCACGCTTGGTAAACCAAGCATTAGATGCCTACTGATTTTAAGCTTTATAAACCTCAACAACGAGCGCTAATCACACGAGCCACCGAGGTTTTGTATGGCGGTGCGCTTGGTGGCGGAAAGAGTTATCTAGCCCGGGTCGCGAGTATCATCTACTCGATGGAGGTCCCGGGCTTAATTACGTACCTGTTCCGCAGAACATTCAAAGAGGTTTTGGCGAACCACATCCACACGCCTGGCGGCTATTTGGAAATGCTTCATGAATTGATCGATGCTGGTGATGTTATTTACAGCAAGTCGGATTATTCGTTTACATTCTATAATGGCAGCCGAATTCAACTTGCGCATGCGCAGTATGAGAGCGATGTCTATGCGCACCAAGGCGCTCAGATGGGATTCCTTATATTGGATGAAGCAACCCATTTTACGCCATTGATGGTGCGCTTCTTGCGTTCACGTGTTCGTCTAGGTTCATTATCTGTACCTGATAAGTGGAAAGGTTTATTCCCAAGAATTCTGTACACAACGAACCCTGGAAATGTAGGCCATCACTACTTCAAGTCTAATTTCGTTGATCACGGAAATAATCACGTATTCAAAGCACCCGAAGAAGAGGGCGGTATGATGCGTGAATACGTCCCGGCCAAACTAGCTGACAACAAGATTTTGTTGTCAAATGACCCGGAATACGCTGAGCGTGTTAAAGGTATGGGCGACTCGAACACCGTTAACGCCATGATTAACGGCGATTGGGAGTGCTTATCAAGTGGAGGCTTCGCTGATCTGTGGCGATCAAAGTTTCATGTTATCGAACCGTTTGATATACCTCATAGTTGGGATATCGATAGAGGTTATGACTACGGTTCATCGGCACCGGCTGCTTGTCTTTGGTTTGCTGAATCGGACGGCGAAGAGTTTGTGGATAAGAGCGGAAATATTTGCTGGGTTCCAAAAGGTTCCATATTCATAATTAAAGAGTGCTACATGGCAAACCAACGTTACGAGGGTTTGCGATTAACAGCTGAAGCTCAGGCTCAGCGGATTAAGAGTTTTGAAGACGATGAGCGTTGGGGTCCACGAGTTAAACCGGGGCCCGCAGACAATGCCATTTTCTCTAGCGAACCTGGACGTCCGAGTATCGCCGATGAGATGTCTGATGTCGGAGTTAAATTTACTCGAAGCGATAAATCTCCAGGTTCACGTATAAGAGGCGTAGAACTTATGAGAAACCGTTTAGAGCAGTCGACTAAACGGCCAATGGAAAAACCTGGAATTTTTGTTTTCAACAATTGCTTCCACACGATCCGAACAGTTCCAAACCTGGAAAGCGATCCTAAAAACCTTGAAGACATCGACACACATGGCGAAGATCATATTTGGGACGTAATCCGCTATCGACTATTGAGAGCGGCTACGAAGATTAAGACAGGACAAGTCAGCGGAGTATAATATGCCAATCGAATCACTGCATCCGAAATACAAAGAGCGGTACCCACAATGGAGCAAATGCCGCGATGCATTTGAAGGCGAAGACGCAATCAAATTGGCCGGCGTAAAATACTTGCCGAAGTTGAAAGGCCAAACAGACGATGATTATAAGTCGTACAAGAATCGCGCTCTGTTCTACTCGATTACGTCAAAGTCAGTCTCGGCACTGGTTGGCATGGCGACGTCAAAAGCACCGAAATTGGAGTATCCGGATTCTATGTCCGTATACTTCAATGATTCTCGTATGATTCAGTTCAGCGAAGTCTATTCGAATATATTGACGGAGGTACTGTTACAAAGCCGCTGCGGTGTGCTTGTAGACATGCCTGCTGAAGGCGGTATGCCATACCCTGTGGTTTATCAGGCCGAGGATGTTGTTAATTGGCGTCTTGATGCACAAGGTGAATTGCAATTGGTAGTAGTTCGCGAATCATATGACGAGCCTGTTGACGACTTCGAAGTAGAAGTATCACATCGCTACCGTGAATTACGTATCGTCGATGGCTATTACATTCAAAACGTGTACAATGCCAAGGGAGAAATCACCGAGTCACTTGTTCCAACGATTCGCGGTGTTGCTCTTACGTATATCCCATTCTTCGTAGCTAATCCATTCGGTACTGGCTTTTCTGACATGAAGCCATTGATGTTGGACATTGCTAATATCAATATCTCGCACTATCTGTCAAGTGCTGACTTGGAGCACGGTCGTCACTTCACAGGTTTGCCAACGCCAGTCGTTATCGGCGCTGATTCTGACAAAGACTTGTATATCGGATCGACCAAGTTCTTGGTTATTCCAGATAAAGGCGGAGACGCGAAATATCTTGAATTTACAGGTCAAGGTTTGCAAAGTCTTGAAAAAGCAATGTCTGAAAAGCAGGGTCTTTTGGCGTCACTGTCAGCTCGTCTACTCGACAATAGCTCACGCGGTTCAGAGGCTGCTGATGCTGTCAAGCTTCGCTACATGTCAGAAACTGCATCGCTGACCACTGTCGTTAATGCGATTTCAATCGTCTTGAATACGTCTTACAAGTTGATTGCTGAGATCATTGGCGAAAATCCAGACGATTTTAGTTTGACGCTTGATACAGACTTTATGGAGTCGCAGTTGTCAGCTCCTGAAATGTCTTCTCTGTTTGATGGCTTCTTCAAAGGCGCTGTCAGCAAGGAAACGCTGGTGTATAACCTGCGTAAAGGCCGCAGACTTGATCCACTGCGGAGCGATTCGCAGGAAATTGAATCTATCGGCATTAAGCAATCTGAACAGCCAAACACCGGCGATCAGAACAACTCGCAACAAACCACTAATCAGTAACACAACCCGGAGATTTTACCATGCTGAAATTTATTGTTGACACTCTTGAAGGCGTTGACCAAACCGTCGCTTCTCTGTATGAAAAGCAAGAAGACGGAAAATTCCGCCTTAATGTCGAAGGCGCCGTTCCTCGCGAAAAGCTCGACGAATTCCGTAACACAAACATCGAACTCCTGAAGAAGGTTGATGCGTTCAAAGGTATCGATGCAAAGAAATACGGCGAACTTGTTGCACTCGAAAAACGAGTTACTGACAAGGAGCTGGTCGATGCTGGCAAAGTTGATGAGGTTGTTCAAGGCCGAATCAGCCAAATGAAGACCGAACACGAAGGTGTTGTCACTCAACTCAATGAACAACTCGGCGTCGCTAATCGTCAACTAGAAAGCCTGCTGATTGATTCGGCGGTCCGCGTCAAAGCTCTCGAATCAGGTGTTCTTCCAACGGCCGTCGATGACGTTATGCTTCGTGCAAAGACTGCGTTCAAGATCGTTGATGGTCGAGCTGTTCCTCACTCTGATGGCAAGGTCGTTTATGGCAAGGACGGCGTTAATCCGATGAGCGTCGAAGAGTGGATCGGCAGCTTGGCCAAAAATGCTCCTCACCTGTTTGGATCGACCCAAGGCGGTGGTGCGTCTGGTTCACGTTCAGGTGGTGGCGGTCGCCCTGGAGCTGGTCAGAAATTGACATCGACTCAAAAGATTGCGGCAGGTTTGTCCGGTCGTTAATATCAAGGGCTGCTTAACGCAGCCCTTAATTTTAACCCCATATCATGGATCATTGTACAAAGCTATGTACTTCTGGGACTTATAGTTTTAGAATTATAGCATGGTGCACAACCAAAATTGAGAGCGGAGTCCGCTCAATATCGACTCCTCGGTGAGGGGCGAAATCATCTTAACTCACTAGGAGAAATTCCACATGGCAACCGTTACACTTGCTGAATCAGCAAAACTGACTCAAGACATGCTGCTCGCCGGCGTGATTGAGCAAATCGTCGAAGTCAATCCGCTGTTCGAACTGTTCCCCTTCATGGAAATTGAAGGCAACGCACTGGCTTACAACCGTGAAAAAGTTATCGGCGATGTCCAATTCCTGGGCGTTGGCGGCACAATCACAGCCAAGACTCCGGCTGAGTTCGACAAGGTCACGTCAAGCCTGACGACTCTGATCGGCGATGCTGAAATCAACGGCCTCATCCAAGCCACTCGTTCCAACTACACAGATCAAAAAGCTATCCAGGTCGCATCGAAGGCTAAGTCACTCGGCCGCAAGTACCAGGATTCAATGATCAATGGTGATGGTACTGGCAATGCCTTCAAAGGTATGCTGTCGCTTCTGCCGACCGGCCAAATTGTTAATCCTGGCGCCAACGGTGCGAACTTCTCGTTCGAACTGCTTGACGAGCTGATCGACAAGGTCAAAGACAAGGATGGCGCAGCTGACTTCATCATGTTGCCGGCTCGCACTCTGCGCAAGTACTACGCTCTCCTGCGTGGTCTTGGTGGCGCGTCCATCGGCGATGTCATCACGCTCCCGTCTGGCCGCCAAATCCCAGCATACCGCGGCATTCCGCTGTTCCGTAATGATTGGATTCCGACCAATCAAACCAAGGGTACAGCTACAGGCATTTGTACCACGATCTTTGCTGGTACGTTTGACGATGGCTCCGGCACTCATGGTATCGCTGGTCTGACTGCAATGGATGCCGCTGGCGTCCGTGTCGAAGAAGTCGGCGTGTCCGAAACCAAGGACGAGACAATCACCCGCGTCAAGATGTACTGCGGCATGGCTCTGTTCAGCGAACTTGGTCTGGCGGCTGTTGACGGCATCAAGGACTAAGTCGTAAAACCGATAGGCTCCTTCGGGAGCCTATCTTTTGGAGATTCAAATGCCCAAATTCGTACTTCCGAATGCTGAAAAAGGCCAGACAGTTATTGCTGGCCGTTATGCTTTTGTTGATGGCGAAATGCAAGTCAGCAAGAGCGATGCTCTCAAACTCGAACGTATTCTGTGCCGCTTTCACGGTTGCCAGGTCGTGTACGACGAAGAACCTCAAGCTGAAAAGAAAGAATCTACTGATTCGTCATTGACAGCTGATGTTACAAAGACTGGCGCC